AAAGGAGGTGATATTATGTGTCTGAATGATATCTTTATTGTATCTCAGATCATTATTAACTCTTTGTTGATAATTAAAATCATAAAAGAATTAAAAAAATAACCGCTGTTGTGTAGGAACAACGGTTCATCTTAAATTCCTATAAGGACTAACCGCAATTGCGGTGTCGTGCTATTATTATACCTCTTTGATTAAACTTGTCAAGTTAGTATAATGACATTGGCACGACGTCCAGGCGGTTAGTCACTCTCCTCCAAAGGGAGGTGATATTATGAGTGAAATACTTGCTTTAGTATTCCTTATATTATTTGTGGTATTGCTCATTATCATTGCCATAAAAAAATAGCCGCTTCTAGCAAAAGTTTCGGCTATATTTAGAAAAACTTTTCAGGACTAACCGCTAAAGCGGTGTCGTGCTATTATTATACTCTTTTGCCAAAAAAAATGTCAACGGTCAAGCGGTGTCGAATGTGGTTCTTTAGATACAAAATTACAAGTTAATCCTGTTACTCGCCTTTCTGTGCCATTAACATATTCTATTACATCTTTTACTTTGGATATATATCCTTTATATGTGTCCATCCCTTTATTCGTTGGAATAGTAATCATATGAAATTCTTTCGCTTCAGTAAGTTTATTAAATAATCTTGAATATTGTTCCATATCATAAAACGTTCCAAATGTGAGTTCATAATTAAAATACACGCCCAATATTTCACGTCTAAGATCACCACTAACTGTTCTTTTTGCGTATTTATCTAAAACATCAGCTGATCTTTTTATTTGTACTAATCCTACTCCATATCCTTTACCATCTATCATTATGGTGTCTTTTCCATTTATAAATTGTGGCATGATTCTCCTTGTACAAAGTTTTAGATTTTTGTAGAATATTTATGCGTGATTCGTATTGTGGGTTCATCGACTTTCAATTACCCTCTGTTTGAGGAGAAAGCCTGGTGATGAAATATGTTCGAGTTAATCAAAGATATTTTGGATATCGTTTTGAAAATTGTCCAGATATTAAAATTAATACGGCGACCACGAGATCGGCGTGGGCGTCGTTATAAATAGCAAATTAACTTAACGATGAACTCGCGAACGAGTCATGCATTTATTATACCTATTTGCAAAAAGTTGTCAAGTTAATATAATTAACTCGCACGATGTCCAGGCGGTTAGTCACTCCCTTAAAAAAGGAGGTGACGTTATGAGTGAAATACTTGCTTTAGTTTTCCTTATATTATTTATGGTATTACTCATTATTATTGCCATAAAAAAATAACTGCCTAAGGTGTAAGAAGAGGCAGTTAAATCTATTCTCATCTTTAGGACTAACCGCTTTTGCGGTATCCTGCTTTTATTGTACCTATTTGCAAAAAGTTGTCAAGTTAATATAATCATTATGCATGGCTCTTTGAGTGCGGGTTGTTTCTCTTTCGCGAGATTGTAATATCTCAGAAAGGAGGCGATATCATGTTTGATTTATTCGACTTCTTATTTTTGGCAATTGAATTAATTTCTCTTGCTTTTCAAATAAAAGAATATAGAAGTAACAACCGCACTTCCGATGTGGTTGTTATTATTATCACAAAATTTTAAAACATAACAACCCGCGCAAAGGGTCGTGCTATTATTATACCATCTTGTAAAAACTTGTCAATATCTTGAATTTATTTTGTAACTAAACAATTCCCAATGAGGTAATACGCTGGTATATTCATTAAACCGCTTTATAGTGAAAACCATATCTGGATATTCATTTTTGAATTTTTCCAAAGTTGTAAAGTCATAATTAGTAAAATCACCAACAGCAAAAAAGTCTTTGTATGTATTAAATGTAAAAAAGCCTGCTTTATTTTCTAAATCTTGATATTCTTGAGGATAGCAAAACTTTTTGCCATTATCAGTTGTCTTTATATCAGAGTTGATAAAGAACTTTATAATTACAAGCATACTGTCAGAATCCTCATTGTATCCAACTTCTTCATTTATTTCATACCATTTTTGACATTCAACTTTAGTGATCAATTCTGATTTGAATTCTTGAGTTTTAACATCATAGTTGAATATTGTTATTTTAGAATCATAAAGTGCCATTTCCCCTCTTAATTATTGTAAAAAGTTTTAGAATTTTATAGAATCAAAAAGCACGATGTCCCAGGCGGTTAGTCACTTTCCTCTACGAGGAGGTGATAGTTATGAATATAGATCTGTTAATGATATTTCTTATCCTCTTAATAATTTATATAATAATAAAAAAATAACTGCCAGTAGTGTAAGAGCAGGCAGTTAAATTCGTTCTTATATTAGGACTAACCGCTTAAGCGGTATCGTGCACCAATTATATCATAACTAATTCATTTGTCAACGTTTTCTTTAAACCATGCAAAAATGCCCCAAGTAGAAGTTGCAAGGTTAACACAGTCTAATATTAATCTAGCATATTGCTTACTAATAAGGTCATAAATTACCCAAAACACATTACATATAGTCCATATGATAAAGCATGACCTTATTTTTTGTACATTTAAAATTGAACCTATTACAGCGAGTATTGAAAAAAACCATGCTACAATCAATATATTCAAGGAAGCCTCCTATTTATTTTTGTTTTCTATTATCTTTTTGTATTCTTCTTCTGTAATAATCCCTTTTTCCTTTGCAATTTCCACCTGTTTTTCATTCCAAAGTCCACGATCAAAGTTCTTTTTAATTAATTCAAAATTCATATTGTCCTCCATTAATTGAAAATAATTTATGTTTTAGTATAATTCAAGAAGCGTGGTTCGTATCGTGGGTTCATCGACTTTTGATTACCCTCTGTTCGAGGAGAAAGTAGGTGATGAAATATGTTTGATTTAATCAAAGATATCTTGGATATAGTTTTCAAAATTGTCCAGATATTGAAATTAATAAAACGTCCACGGAACCAGCGTGGGCGTCGCTACAAATAGTCTAACTTTTGTTCGATGAACTCGCGGACGAGCCACGCCACTATTATATTCATAGAAAATAGAAAGTCAATTACATATTCAATACATTTTGGAATTCCAAAGCAGCAGCGATTCTTTCTTCCGCCGATACTTCAGGATCAGGCGGTGGCGCATTCCTAAGATTTTCAATTTGTCTAATAGACTCTTCATCACTCAAATTAGAATCAATACCCATTTGAGATTTTATTGCTGCTAAGTTTTGAATAGCAAACATAACTTGTCCTGCTTCGTCTGTTTCAACTATATGTGTAAATGTTGAAACAGCAGGGAACTTTTCTTTTACAACGTCAGGAGTTGCTAAATCTCCATTCGGGAACATATATGTTTTAGATCCATTGTATTTTTCAATTTTAATCATATCAATTCTCCTTTAATTTAGTTCGGCATTTTGAATTTTAATATACCCATTTATTGGCGGATTAACAATCAATTCTTGAAAAGAATTTGAAGTCACTTCAGAATCCATACTATTTAGTTTGTATTTAGTGCCAGGAAATACAGATAACTTAATTGTATAATAATATGCATCTACTAAAGCAAAAGCGCTGTATCCCCCACCAAACAATGCGTAATCCCCTATACTTGTTGCTGCAAGGTTGTACCTTCCTTGACTTAAAGCAGTTGGGGTTGAGCGTGTAAGGGAGGTATCATATGCATCTACTACGTTATAAACAGTAGCTCCCCCACCAAACAGAGCGTGATTCCGTACACTTGTTGCTGCAAGACCGTCCCTTCCTTGGCTTAAAGCAGTTGGGGTTGAGCGTGTAAGGGAGGCATTGTATGCATCTACTACGGCGGAATTGTTTTGCCCTCCACCAAACAATGCGTAATCCCCTATACTTGTTGCTGCAAGGTTGTACCTTCCTTGACTTAAAGCAGTTGGGGTTGAGCGTGTAAGGGAGGTATTGTATGCATCTACTACGGCAGAAATATTACTACTACTGGCAAGTCCCCCACCAAACAGAGCGTAATCCCCTATACTTGTTGCTGCAAGGTAGGCTCTTCCTAGACTTAAAGCAGTAGGAGTTGTTCTTGTAAGTGAGGTATCATATGCATTTACTACGGCATAAGAGTTATTGCCCCAGCCAAACAGAGCATAATTTCCTACACTTGTTGCTGCAGGTGTCATCATTGCTTGGCTTAAATTAGTAGGGGTTGTTCTTGCAAGGGTGGTATTGTATGCATCTACTGTTGTTCGATACCCACCGTCTTCCCCCCCACCAAACAGAGCGTAATTCCCTATACTTGTTGCTGTAAGGTCGTACATTCCTAGACTTAAAGCAGTTGGGGTTGTTCTTGTAAGTGAGGTATCATATGCATCTACTGTTGATAGTCTGTTGCTGGGAGAGCTGCCGTATCCCCCACTAAACAAAGCATAATCACCAACGCTTGTCGCTGCCAAACTGGATCTTCCTTGGCTTAAATTGGCTGCAGTTGTATGGTTGGAATCCATCGTCCCGCCTTGGGAAACATTATTAAAAGTAATTGTTGCCTCACCAGATCCAGAGCCCCCACCTTTTCGAGTAATAATCGCTTGTGCCATCATCTCACCACCTTTAGCTGAATTGGAAGATCAACTTCTGGTTTAGATTCTAAACACGTTGCAGTTATAGAATCAGCAGAAGTTTCTATTTTAGAAACAAATGCCCATGAATTATTTTGAGATATAGCAGTTGATGTAGTTGAATCTAAAACAACATCTACAATTGGAGTATCAGTTGCTAAAATTCCTTGGACACTTACTGTTTGAGTATATGGAGCAGTTGAAGACCAATTCGATAGCAATAATAAAGCATTATAGTCAGATACTGTTGGTATTGTAGGAGTATTAGATAGATCTGTATAAGAACCAGAAGTAGCAACAGTAGCTAAACTAGAAGAAGATACGAAATTACTATCATTGGTAAGATCGCTAGTCTTTGTTGGAATTGTAGGTGTATTTGATAGATCAGTATAGGAACCTGATATTGCAACCATAGCCAAGTTACCAGAAGAAACAAAGTTACTATCGTTTGTAAGTTGACTAGTTTTCGACGGTATCGTGGGTTTATTTGATAAGTCATCATACGAACCCGTGGTAGCAACTGTAGCCAGGTTAGAAGAAGATACGAAATTACTATCGTTAGTGAGTTCACTAGTTTTAGTTGGTATTGTAGGTTTGTTTGATAAATCACTATACGATCCTGAAGTTGCAACAGATGCTAAGCTTGATGAATCAACTTTATTTGAAAGTGCAGTTGTAATCGAATTTTGGGACATAATATCTGTAGTAGAAGTACCAGTTGTTTGCAAAACATTAGGAAGATTAAAACTTACTTTATTATTCGTATCTGGAGTAAGTTCAGAACCATTAATGCTAACGCCTTGAATACCAGCTTTGCCGGCTAGCACAGCTGAAATAGTGGCATCAACTATTTCCCCAGTATATGTGGAATTATATTCAGCCAAATTAATCACTTCCTTAAAAAAAGATAAATTATACAAAATCACTCTTTTGTATAATTAAAGATGGCCTTGCTACAAAGCAAGGTCAACACATTTTACGTTCTAAAGATGCATTTCTACATCTACATACTTTATATATTATTTTACAATTGTTTGTCAAGTTAATATAATGCTATTGGCACGACGTCCAGGCGGTTAGTCACTCTCCCTAATAAGGAGGTGATATTATGAGTCTGAATGATATCCTTATGGGTTCTCAGATTATCATCAACCTTTTATTGATCCTAAAAATCATAAAAGAATTGAAAAAATAACCGCTTGTTGTGATGAAACAAGCGAAAAACAACGTTTTATTACCAACGGACTAGCCGCTTATGCGGTGTCGTGCTATTATTATACCACAAAAAGCTTAAATGTCAAGCTGGAATTGCCTGAATTTTCGAAGCATAACTCGACCATCCTGATGCTGCTTTGTATGTGTCTACCGACTCAGATGGAACATAAATCACAGCACTACTACTACCGTTTATGAACATATTACTACCAACAGTCGGCGGTGTAGCAGATAAAACAGTTACACTTAAAAGCGATGTGCACCTTTCAAATATCCTACCACCAATGTAAACGCAACTTTCTGGTATTGTGATATTTGTTAGTGAACTACAATTATAGAATGCATCGCCATATATTTCAGCAACATTATTAGATAATGTTACACTGTTAAGTGAAGTACAGTCGCCAAAAGCGTATTCGGGTATTGTACTAAATGTAATTGAGATACTTGTCAGTAAACTGCAACCAAAAAATGCCCTTTGATTGCACCATGTAATACTATCAGGTAATGCTAAATCACTAAGTGCTGAACAACCATAAAAAGCATATCCATTTATTTGGAATACACTATTTGGAACGGTTACGCTCACTAAATTTGTACAATTGTAGAAACAATATGGTGCGATTTTTTTTACTGTATTTGGAATTACTATACTGGTAATACTTTTATCAACACACTTACTAATACTATCACGGTCTTGTATTGTTCGATTCGGTAAAATTATTTGTGACACATTTACCCCCTTTAAGCAGGTATAGCTTGAATTCTTGAAGAATATGCTGACCATCCACTGGCAGATTTATATGTCTCAACTGATTCTGATGGGACATAAATTACTAAATCAGGTGAAGTATAAACAAGTGCCTGTGATCCCAAAGAGGGCGGCGAAGACGGTTGAAGTGTTAAATTAGAAAGAGAGCCGCAATTATAAAACGCTTCAATGTTAATAGCGATAACACTGTTAGGAATGATTACATTATTTAATTCCCTACAATATTCAAAAGCGCTCGCCCTTATATGTGTAACACTATTTGGTATATACACGCTTTCAAGATTCTGACAATCTTCAAATGTACTTTCTTTAATCTCAGTAATACCATTTGGAATATTCACATTTTTAAGTCGTGAGCAATAATAAAAAGCACCTTCCCCGATATCAGTAACGCTATCTGGAATTGATATATTCGTGAGTGATTCACAAAAAGCAAAAGCATAATCCCCAATACTAGTAATATCATTTGGTAACGTTATTCCTGCTATAGTACCACTTACAAAAGAAGCTAATTCATCTGAACTTTTATTTTGAAGTATCACTCTTGACATGCTTACCCCCTAAGAGCAAGCAATGAGATTGGTAAATTAATCTCTGGTTTATATTCCAAACATTTAGCAGTAATAGAGCCATTGGATGTTGTCATTTGAGAAACAAATGCCCATTGCCTACTTTGATCTAAAGCTGTTTGAGGGACAACATCGAAAATCACATCAGCGAATGCTTTATCAGTACTCAAAATTCCAGATACACTAACTGTTTGGGTATAAGGCGCCGAACTTCCAGACCACCCAGAAGCAAGTAATGTAATGTTATACGTTGAAACACTAGCTTTTCCAGACAGCGCAGTAGTAATTGCGGCCTGAGACATAGTATCTGTTGTCGACGAACCGGTAGTTTGTACGACCGACGGAATAGTAGGTGTATTAGATAAATCGCTATAAGATCCAGATGTTGCAACGGTTGCCAAATCACTCGAGTTAGCTTTATTGCTAAGAGCATCAGTAACTGCGTTTTGCGACATGGCTTCAGTAGTTGATGATCCTGTAGTTTGTAACACCCCAGGAATATTTACATTTACTTTATTGTTCGAATCCGGTGTGATCTCTGTCCCATTAACACTAACCCCTTGAATACCTGCTTGACCGTTTATAACAGTGTTAATAGTTTGATCGATAACTGATCCTTTGTATGTTGATTGATAATCTGCCATTTTAATACCTCTTTTGTATTTAAATTTATAATTTTATATAATACATATAGCACGACTTGTCGTGGGTTCATCGACTTTTGATTACCCGAAGTTTTCGGAGAAAGCCTGGTGATGAAACATGTTTGATTTAATCAAAGATATCCTGGACATCATCTTAAAGATTATCCAGATATTAAAATTAATAAAACGTCCACGAGTGAAGCGTGGGCGTCGTAATAAAAAATACTAAAATACGATGAACTCGCGAACGAGTCGTGCTTTCATTATACACATTTGCAAAAAGTTGTCAAGATTTTATCCTTCGTTTATTACCATAAACTTTTTATTGTCAGAATCTACAAACTGATTATATTTTGTTGGATCATTTTCATCTTGAACCAAAAAGCCCTCATAAGTAGATTGCGACTCTAAAAAAGCATATTTTAGAATAGCTTCTAATCTGGATTGCGGTACTAAATTGCGTAGAAATTCTCTGTCAGGAGTATAAGCACCATTTTTTAGAAAAGGCTTTAACCAATCTGGTATTTCCATATTTTACCTCTCATATATCATTTTTATATACATAGTATATACTAAATATATATATTGTAAAAAAGTCGTCAAGTTAGTATAATAAAAAAAGCGTGGCCTGGAAGTACGGGTTCATTTCTCCAAATCTGACTGTCTGTCAGAGAAAGGAGGGATGAATATGAGCTTAAAAACTTTGATTAAAATATTGACTATCATTTTACTGATACTTCAAATTTTAAATCAATTTAAAAGCTACCGTACTCGATATACGGTAGTAATTATAAAAATATATACTATTAAATTATAATGAACCCGACACCAGGTTGCGCTATTATTATATCAATTTACAAAAAGTTGTCAAGGTGTAGGTGTATAAGCTAATACTTTAACTTTAATTTTCCCATCAGGAATAGAATCAACCCCTGAAATCGTTTGTTTAAATGTTAAATCATAAGTTGTATCTACTGTTGTATTAGTAACTGGCATTGTCCAAGATCCACTACTAACAATAGCAGTATTACCACCTATATTTGTATTGGTTGAAGTATCAAACATAGCAGTTACTGTAGCACCTTCAGTTCCAGTTCCAACAATAACTAATTCGCCGCTACTGTTTTGTGGTGCTTGCATGTCACTTGATACAGCTACACCACCGATTGATGTAACACTAGGATTACTAGGCAACAATTTTACTTTAAACATATGGGTAGTCACAGAATCAACGCCAGACGCAGTTTGCTTCAACGCAAAATTATATGTGTTATTAACAGTTAAGCCATTTACCGACATCGTCCATGAACCGTCTGCTTGAACTGTAGCAGTGTTCCCACTAATAGTGCCAGCTGATTCTTCAAAAAGAGCAGTTACTGTAGCGCCAACAACACCACCATTACCTGTTATCACTAACCCTTGTGCTATTGTTGACATCACACCAGCACCCGGATAATAACCATTCATATCAACGCCGCCTATAGTGCTAACATAAGGAACAATCGTAGGTGCCGCTGTCCATGTATAAGTTACAACACTACCAGTATTAGTAACAGTTACATATCCAACTTCTCCCGATCCTATTCCATTAATGGTCATTTGATTTTTTAATACTTCGTCACCAGAGCCACCAATACTGTTTAGATATACGCTAGCATCTCTTCTTACACCTATAAATTGATTTGAAGTCCCAAACATAGTTTCATTTTTATTGAATCTTATATATTCAGTTTGGGTTTGTGAGCCTGTAGGCATTAATCTAAGCATTAGATTATAGTATTCTTGAATCTTATTGTCTTTTTGATAATCCATTTCTACTTCCATAGAAATATCATAAGCCTTCAAAAGCTTTGTTTTTGTTGTTTCACAAACATATTGTACATCATCAGTATCAGGCTCAAAGTCTTCAGTTAAATCTGTCGTATTACATATTAACGCCCAAACTCTATTTGTTTTAGAAAAAGGCATCGAAACGTTTAATAAATGCCCTAAAGTCGCTCTTAATTCAGCTACTGCCATTAATGTCCTCCTAAATTATATTGCAACATCCACAAAATGAATGATGCAAGATTTTTGATGTTAAATTATAAACCACGCCATTTATTAAGCGAGGCCTTAAATATTCTCTAAGTGTTTCGAGAATGAATTTATTAAATGTCTTAGGATCAGCAAACATTTTAATTACACCCTCGGAATATCCATAGCGAACTTCTGCTAATCCAGACTTTTCAGATAAAACATTCCCGGAATTGTTGCCTGCAGCAGTAGACACAATATTATCATAAATTTTATCATAATCATTGTATTTTTCCGCTAAATCACAGGCACATTTTTTAATAATTTCTACAAGTTCTGCAGGATAATTATTGATAGTTGAATCAGTAACTCTAGTCATAGTCTCATCAGTAATCAAATTGCACGCCTTAAAAGCTTGTTTTTGAAACTCCACAGATGTCAACTTATTACCTAAATAGACATCTGTATAAAATGAATAATCAACAAACATTAATGTGCCTTAAGATACAATATAGAATCCAGCCCCAGATGCTTCAACACTTAATGTCCCGCTCGGAACATTATCGGTTGTTACAGAGGTTCTTCCGTCACGATCTTCAATCTGAATATTTGAAGTCCCCCCCATAACATGCATGGTAATAGTTGGAACATATGCGAAACTGTTACTAAAGTTGAAACCATTGAATGATAACCCATATTCTTGAACAACGTTCGAAGCTGTAAAAGGAAGATGAGCAATCTGGTAAGTTCCTGATCCTTTATTAGTCATTGTCAAACTCATAAAAAAGCTAATATAACATAACTTATCTATCAAATAGTAATATCCAGTCTTAGTTCCGGTGCACTGTGGTTGAGTAGGAGTAGGGCCAACGCAAACCAAATCAGGTGTAAAAGTACCAGAAGTAAAAAAATCAGATGTAGAAATATTTACCTTGTTGGAAGAATCGGGAGTGATATCAACACCGTTTAATTTCACGCCTTGAATACCACTAGTACCATTCAAAACCGTTGTTACAACGGTATCAATCTCTTGCCCTGAATGTGAAGATTGATAATCTGCCATAAATCCCCCTTTTGTACAAAGTTTTAGATTTTTGTATAATAAAGAGGCAGGATGTCCAAGGCGGTTAGTCACTCTCCCAAAAGGAGGTGATGAATATGAATATGGACCTATTATTAGTAGTAATACTTTTTATAGTGATCTATAAAATCATGAAAAAATAACTGCCTAAGGTGTGAGAATTAGGCAATCATATTAAAAATGCATCTTAAGGACTAGCCGCAATTGCGGTATCCTGCTTTTATTATACCTTTTTGCTAAAAGTTGTCAATACTAGTCCAAAGTTACAGATATTGCAACATTCGAATTAGTAACAGAGACCTGATCTTTTTTGTAAATTGTACCATTTGAATTGTATACGGTGTACAAGTAGGTTTGATTTGGCTGTGAAACAAAAGTCGCTTCACCACTTGCATTTGTCTTAGCAGTCATACCACCAAATTTAACTTTGATGTTTTCAACAGGTGCCGATGTACCATCAACAACAGTGAAAGTAACTGTGTAAGTTGAAGTTTGTGGATTGGCAGCAATAATAGCAAACGGGAATCTTGAACCTGTTTGATTCAATATATTGATTGGGTTTGGAATAGCAAAACCAATTCTCCATTTCGCACGCATGACCTGACTATCTTCATCAAACATAGAGTGCAAGCCATCTGACATATTTGTGGCGGCATCAGCGGAAATACGAACAGACATATCTTCACGAACAGAATACAAAGCTTGTTGGAAATCACCAACTATCAATAATGCTCTGCTGTCATCCCATGCACCGTTGTCAAGATAATATTTGTCTAAAGCTTCAATGAACGGAAACCAGATTGGCTGCCCAATACTGTCAACATTCATTCTAAATTTAGCTTTCATTCCTACACCGGCGACTAATGCTGTTGGATTGTAGCCACTTTGTTCAACTAAACTAAGAGCATTGTTAATATCATTGTTTATATTAGTCGTCTGCTGTACAACAGCTCCTGCCTGATAACATGCAGTAACTATATCTGATCTAAATCTACGTGGCTTATCAATTCCCATAAATACAGCCTGGTCAAAAGCTTTACCATAAACTTCAGAAAGTCTTGGTAAAATTTCTCCCCACATATCATATGCTGCGTCTTCCCTTACGTTGTCTGGGATGATAACACGAGCAGCATATTCTTCTGCATACATTTCAACCATTTCCCAAGCTTGAGCTGTCAAAGGTTTAATAGCATTATCAGAGTTAAGCCAACCACCTTGAGGCAACATGGAAAGAGCGGGCATTAATAACTCATCACGTAACATATTACGTGTTCTTCTGAAAATTCTAAGTGCTACAGAGTATCTCAAAGCACCCTGTATAATTTCTCGCGATATTTCTGGGGGTATAAGTGCTTGTGCTGAAGTACGATTAATAAAATCTGCCATTTTAATCTCCTTTAAATACTAGAAATTTTTCCTCTAAAAAAGTCATTCATCTTTGAATGATTAGATTGTGTAATAGGTTTGTTTTCAAAAGTGGGGGAAGTATTGAATTGAACTTTAGAATTACCTCTTAAAAACTGTGGATGTTCTTTTTTGTATTTTTTTAACGCATCTTCAAATTTCTCATTTTCTTTTAAATGAGTTCCGACATCGTGAGTAACAAAATCAACGAATTGATCGTCAAATCCTTCCGAAAAGACATTTAACTTTCTTCCATTGTTCCTTTGGTCTTCAAGTTCTTTCAAAACACTACGATGATTTTTAAGTGTTTCTTTGATCGAATCGAAAGAATCGGCGCCTAAATCTTTAAGTATTCGTTTTTCAGTGTTGCGGATAATACGTTCCTCACGTGCTTTTCTATAGTCGAATTTAGTATCTTCTTTTATTTGTTCAATAGTGTTCTCATCATTAGTAGGTAATTCTTTTTCTTCAATATTACTATCCATAAAATCCTCCGCTGTTAATAGGTCAGCTCCTAAAATATATGCTGTTTAACGAGTGCATAACTCATAAACTGTTTTAACGAGATTAGCCAGTTCCTCAATTGTAAAAAGATTGAAAGTTTTGTAGAATGAGAAAGCGTGACTTTGGAGTACGGGTTTATTGCTTTTCAATTCAACTGTGTTTTAGTTGGGGATTGAGGTGATAACATGATTGATTGGTTCATGCTTTTTATTGAATTGATCTCTTTAATAATCCAAATTTTGGAATATAAGAAAAGCTACCGTACTGAAACTACGGTAGTTTATATCATAATAATCAAAATATAAGCCCGTGACCAAGTCACGCTACCATTATATCACAAAAAACTAAGTCGTCAAGTGAATTGTAAAAAGATTGAAAGCTTTGTAGAACAAGAGATACTGAAATTAATAAGACGCCCACGAAGGAAGCGTGGTCGTCGAAAGAAACGTTAACTAATTCTTAGATGAACTCGCGAACGAGTCGTGCACCAAAGTTCTGAACGGACTAACCGCTTAAGCGGTATCCTGCACCAATTATATCATAACGAACTAAGTTGTCAAGTAAGTTGTCAAGTAAGTTGTACAAAGTTTTAGAAATTAGTATAAGGTCACTTGCTTCCACTTATCATTGCTCCCATCGGTTTTTTATTGCGGATTAAAATTCTCTTGAATTTTAGTTTCCTGTTTATTGTCGGCTTAAATAAATCAAATGAATTATCCGAGCCATGATTGGCTTCACCAACAAGCTCAAACTGTTTGGGATTATACTTTTTTAAGAATGTAATCGGCACCCCCATTAAACCATCATAATCTTGAGGTATATTTGTAACCTTAGAAACCTCAATTGCATCATAATCATCATACTTTGGATATTTTTCTGGGCTATATCTTTCAATTAAATGGAGCTGTTCTTGTTGTTTTGGAATAGAACAATTGGTGAACCAACATATTGATGGTACTTTTACAATTTTTCTATTATTTTCATCGACTCTTGTTGATTTAGAAGTTTCATAATAATCAGGTACTGAAAATTCAAAAGTTTTATTAAAACTATATCCAGACCATAATTTATTATTTTTAATTAAGGGGAAAATTTCTTTATATGTGATAGCATTAATATTACCAATAATAATAAATTTTTTATTATTTTCAACTAATTGGGCAACATACTCACGAAAAAGAGAAAAAGGAGGATTAGTAACAACAATATCAGATTGTTTAAGCAATTCGACACACTCCAGACTTCTAAAATCACCGTTTTCAATCAAAGGAGTTTTTATACCGATATTGCAATCTGAATCATTACCTCCAGAATATTCCATCTTATACGAAGGAATTTCTTTAGAATAATGAGTAGTTATTAATTTTTTTAATTTTAGAAGGCCAAAATTCAGATGAAAGTATCTCCAAAAGTTTGAATATATAGGGTTGTCACAATTACAAAAAACTATTTTGTTCTTAAAATGGCTTTTAAAATGTTTAAGTTCTTTTTCAATATCAGATAATTGAGTGAAAAATTCGTCATTTTTGGCCTTTTTAGCGTTAATTAGACTTTTATTAGCCATTATGAATCACCACTTTTATTTAGAACAATTGAATTTACTTTTCTTGTCATTCAAATAAGCGAATATAAGAAAAGCGGCCACACCGCTAATGTGGTTGTTGTAATAATCTACAAATTATAAGTAATGAACTTGCGAATGAGCCATGCCACCATTACATCGCATCAATATAAGTTGTCAACTAGTATTACTGTTAATCATATTCTTATCGACGGTCTTATTTTTATCAACAATCATTCGTCGTGCCTGTTCAATTGATTCATTATACCAAATCGACCTATACTCAGCTAAAGACATTGCACCCATTTCAACATCTTTTCTATCCTGTTCACGTTTAGTAGAATCAGATTCAATTACACTATCGTCAAAGTCTACATAAATGTCACCATCAATATTTTCGGAAAAAATAGTTTTCGAAATATATTGAATTCCTTTCACTAATTCTACAAACGCATCATTTAGTAAAATTTCATGTTTGTGGATAGTATTATATAGTTCAGAATGTGAAGCCATAACCTCAGTTGCTGTTTTCATAATTTGCCCATCATTTTCGAATTTGTAGTAACTTTTCCCAAATCCTAATTTAAGAGACAATATTTCCAAATTAGTTTGGATTGCTGTTCTTAACTCGTTGACACGCAATTCACCATTGACTTCTTGTACATACTTTCCAGAAGCATAATTTGAATCTTGCATATTGTTTTCTAGCAAATAGAATATAACATCATTCGGGTCGAAAGCATTTCGTAATTGTCCAGCAGAATTAACCTTTAAAGCATCAGAAGTCACAAACAAACGTTTACGACCATAATGAATTTCGTTTACAAATGAATCATACATTATATCTAGGGACTTTATAACATCTAGTGAATTTATATATATAGGAATTCCGAAAGGAGAATTCATATCTAAATTGTTTACAACATTAGGTCTAATTATAGTATACCAGGGGATATCAGAGCCTGTTTCTATAACTTCTGGCAAATTATCAATCTGCGAAGGAGTCATCTCACCATCAGGTGATACAAAGAACCGATAATTAAGTATTACATAATTGCCATCTTCATTCTTCTTGTGTACCTGAATATATCTTATTTTTTCGCCTCTTATATCATACAAATCTGACATAAAAGCGCATTCAGTTATAAAGTTGTTATCATATTCTAACGGTATAATCTTATCAGCAGTAATGAATTGAATTTTGATTCCAAATCTAGAGTCAGCCGACAATACAAAAGCACCAAATCCTAAAGCGAACGATTTTTCTATAGCTTGATTAGCCTTAAGATAAAAATGGTTTTTTTCAAGAATTTTTCCTAATTTACGAGATGAGTCTTCATTAGAAATAGAAATTTTAGTTTTTTCATTGCAAAGGAGATCAGCAAAATCTTCACATATCTGTTTTGGCATCCCCATAGAATATCTATTTTTAAAAATCTTGCGATCACCATTGAAAATATAATAACGGTGAAATGATTCAACTATCCCATAATACCAAGCAATATAATTTTTGATTGTACCAGTATGATTAATGAAAGCGTCTACATTGTAGCCAATCGTTTGGAATAAATCTTTAATCTTCAAAATACCACCACAAGAAATAATAATGCACTTATATGATATCATGAAAATAATAATTAAAAGAGTAAAAAGCATATATACACTTGACTTTTTTTATATTTTGCTATAAAATAATATCATCATTTAGTAAAAAGGAGTATGCTATGGAAGAACAAGTTGTATTATATATGCTATTGGCTTTAGTAATTTTGCTCTGCGTCGACCAAATAATTGGATTAGTAAAAAAAATAAAAGGGATACCTGACAAAAAGCACCATATAGATGTATCGATACACATAGAAACGGATAATAAAAATGAAAGATAATCTGTATAATTTAGAAGCAGAGCAAAGTGTAATTGGCACAATAGTGCTTGAATCTAATTATCTAAATAGCATTATAAATATAATCCCAACGCCATTATATTTCTATGATCCACTAAATATAGCGATATATCGATGTTGTTTGGAAATGTTTGAAAATGGCGAGAAAATAGATTTTGTCACAATTTTAAATAAGATGCCGACAAATATCAATTTAAATACCAAATTGATAAAAGCATATTTGTTGGACGCTGTGAAAATTGTGCCCTCTATGTCTATGGCAACAAAATATGCGAACATAGTAAAGGAAAAATTCAAACTAAGAGAATTGCTAAGACTATCAGAAAATATCCAAAGTAATCTTGAGAACTCCCAAAATCTAGATCGAATTTTTTACGAGATAAACAGTGCAGTTGAAGAAATACAAAACGGATTAGAAACTCAGCCAACATGTACTTTATATCAAGCTATTGATTCCGCTTTCTCTGGGCAACGTTCCGAGTGCATATCTACAGGTTTCAAGGACTTAGACTATGTATTAGGTGGATTGAAAAGGAGTGATTTAATTTTTTTAGCAGCAAGACCAGGAATGGGGAAAACGAGTTTTGCTATGAATATTGCTAAGGCTATATCTAGAAAATATAAAACACTATTCTTTAGTCTTGAAATGAGCAAAGAACAGTTGAGTACTCGATTATTAGTTATGGAGTCTGGAATAGAAATAGAAAAGTTACAAAACGGATTTTTGAGTAATGAAGATTGGATAATATTGAAGGATGCATTAGAAAAAATATCTTCATATCAATTGATAATCGACGATCAGAGTAATATAAATGTACAAGAAATAAAGGCTAAGGCTAAAAATTGTAAGGATATAGGCGCTATATTTATTGATTATTTACAATTAATATCACCCATTAAATCGAAAGAGTCACGTGTGCAAGAAATAACAGAGATTACTCGTAAATTGAAGATCATCGCCAAAGAGCTAAATGTACCAGTAATATGTTTATCTCAACTTTCACGGTCATCAGAACAGAGACAAGAACATAGACCGATACTATCAGATTTAAGAGATTCAGGTTCAATAGAACAAGACGCCGATGTCGTGATGATGCTGTATCGAGAATTTTATTACAACAAAGATGAGAAAGTTGATCCAGAAGAAAGTGAATGTATAATAGCAAAGAATAGATATGGCGAATCTAAAACAGTAAAGTTAAAATGGGAAGGTAAATACACTAGATTTTCAGATTATTTAATTGCTTGACAAGATTTAGCAAACGGTTATAATAATAGCACGGTACCGCATTAGCGGCTAGTCCAAGATTTTGAGAAAGAAAAGTTTATAACCGCTTCTCTAACCCAGGAGCGGTTATTCTTCTATTATTAAAAGAATTACAAGCAAGATCATTAACAATATGACTAGATCTTTGTTCATAAGTCATCACCTCCTTTTTAAGGAGTGTGACTAACCGCCTGGACACCGTGCGCAACTATTATACAATGTTCGACAATTTTTAGCAACTAATCAAGCTTATTTGAACACATTATCTCTGCATTAGCTATCATACCGCCTGCAACATCTAAACTTTGATATACTATTTCCCCTATGATTTCTCTATTATTAGGCAGTATCACTTGTACAATATCAGATGTTTCTTGAGTAGTGGCAATATATTGTAATTTTACTTTTAATAAATGTGATTGCTGATAATTTAGCCATCTTTGAACAATTGCTTTCCCGTTCGTTTCACTTATCAACGGTGAATTCATAAGTGTTAATTCTTTACCATAATTATTTGGATCTTGATTTTGATATACGATGCTTTCATCTTGAGTTGTATAATATTGCTCAGCACTAATTTCCACCTCAAATGGTTGGCTATCATATTCTAAACGTATAGCAGTACTTGATAGGCGTGCGATGAATCCAGTATCTGGGTTGTATCCTCTAGTATTTACATCAATAGGAGAATTAAAAACAAACATATTTTCATCTGTTATTTTTGCTACTAATTCTACAGAATCAGATTTCGTGAACTTGTTAATATTAACTTTTAAACTATTGACTTCATCTATATGTTCAAATTCGATGTTATTAGTAATAGAATCAGGCAATATCTGCTTTTGTGCTAAATAATAATTATTTATCTTTTTAATTAACATTTTTTCATTTCTGTTGTCAAGTACACACAAGCCAAGAACAAAACAAATATGATGTAAAGCTTCTCTACAGCTCATAACAGGGATATAACCAATAGGAATATTTTGATTGACTACTGTTGTCGCTGTTGCATCTATTTCATAATAAGATGTAGGGGAACCACCGATTTTATTTGCTAGTACTGTAAATATGGTTAAAATAAAATCAGCACCTGTTTGATTATTTTCAGAAAATGGTGATGCACCATATACTATTTTATCCATTATTCCCAATAATGTATAACAATCGATTTTTATTTTACCGTTCTCATATAATGTGATCTCGTTACAATAATAATTACCTAAAAATATGTTTTTCGTAGTATTATCGTTTGTAATTTCGACTTCAAATCTCATTTTCTGATTTTTTTTGATAAAAGACTGAATGTTTGAACTATTAAATATATCGTTATCGCCCTGTTTACCATAAACTTCTAAAGAAGCGGTATCAATTGCTAGAGTATTTGAAATAGAGTCAGTAGTCTCATTTAACCGCAATTCTGTGATTGTGTTTTTATCAAAAACTATATTGTCACCGATAATAAATTCCTGTAAATGGGCGTACTGATATGGAGCATATGACGACAAAAACTCTAAAAGGATTCTTTTGACACCTGTTTGTGCTCTCGTAATATGTAAATTACTTCCATCGATATCGTCAAAGGATTCGGAGTCGATCACAGCGCCATTAACGTCTTCAAATGCTATTTGAACAGATCGCGGAAAATTGATCCCGAAATTGATAGTCGCATCATAAAAATCCACTTCTGTATCGAATTCCCCTTGAACCCAGATAGGACCAAAAGAACAATTTTCGTTACTCAACGTCGTCGACATAAATGCAATATTCTTTATTTCATACCCAATGGTATTATCTAGTATTGTTTCGTTCAATTCAAACGTTGAAAAATCAGGGCTTGTTTTATTAGTTACATTTAAAAGTGACAAATCGCCAAAACTCTGATTTTGTGAGCTGGACCAAGTAATTCTGTTTTGTAAATTAGTGTTAATTAGATCAATTGTTACTTTTGGATTTGTAATCATGTTTATATTGTACCATTTTGATACACATTTTGCAAATAGTAGTGGATTGGACAAAAATTAAAAACATTGTATAATAGTCACGCACGACGTCCAAGCGGTTAGTCACTTTCCTTTATTGGGGGTGATAGTTATGAATATAGACATGATAATAGTTCTAATACTGTTCATTATTTTCTATATAATAATAAAAAAATAACCGCACTGTGAAGAAGTGACGGTTATCAATTAATCTCACTTATTAACTAGGACTAGCCGCTTATGCGGTGTCGTGCTTTTATTATATCTCTTTGATTGAACTTGTCAATGTCTGATTAACTCCACTTCTTCAGATATTAATCCTCTATCTAATAAATACTTTTTAGCTTTTTTGGTATCTTCTGGATTATCGCTCAACAGTAATTTTACTAAATAGTTCAAATCAATCTGATCAGGATGTTCTAAGGTGTAATTCAATAATCGTTGTTTAAAATCTTCACGTATTTTCTTATTTTGTTCCAAAATTTTAGCCTGTTGTTTCCATTTATAGTATACATATGAATATTCAGCTATTTTCAAACCGCCACCAATAGCACCAATTCCACCAGCTACTATAGACGCAATAATACATCCATTCATAATTATTTTCCCCCTTTTTTTATTAATCTTGTAATTAAAATCATCTACCTCACAAATTTTTATAAACTTTATCTTTCCATTCACCTATCAAAAGAAATAGTTCACAAAATTTAAAACTAGTATCAAGTTGATTTATTTTTTTTCTAATTTCTTTTTCTTTTCGCTCATGTTCTGGTGAATAACGATTCTCGTCTTTCAGGCTTTTTACTATATCATCAAGTTCTTTTGTGAAAGACTCTTTATATTTATTCGCCATCTCCTGAGTACGCTCACGCATAACTTCTTGAGGAATTGCTATTGTGCTAGGACGGTTATTATTCCTGTATTGTTCTACACCAAGAATCGCCCCTTCAGTTATACCTAATGCCGCCATCAAACTAAGTAGTACATATTGTAAACATTCTAACATTTTATTTTCCCTCCTCATTGTTATTAATTGATTGGCCACTTAATATTTGTTTTACATATTTAAAAAATTCTTCATTGCGTTTCAACAGTTCTTCGATTGTATTTAAAATTTCCAAGAACCTATCCTTGCGCTCCCCTATAGTTGGGCTAATTATACCTGAAACTTCCACAAATTTAAGGAACGATGTTTGAGGTTCGTTTACTCTGTTAATAGCACACAATCCTGGAAACCAAGTATTTAAATTTCTTCTATCTAATGCGCAAACTAATAAATTAGAATTCAACACTTCATTTTTATTATACGCAATTTGATTTCCCAATTGTTGCAGTGCATCAGCAATATTTCGTACTCTCTGCTTAGTTAATTGGACACTCAAACAAAAGTTACCATCAGAATTAAGTGTGTTTTTCGAATTTTTAGCAAGATTATAAACCGTTATATCTTTTGCACCTGATACCACCTCTTTAGCGATGAGAGTAACACCAGAGATCGCACCAGCAGCCATTACTTTTCCAGTAGCTTTGACTCCTATTGATTTCAAAAATGTGCTTACTGCATTCAAAGCGTCTGGGGCTACTTGGTAAATACCGTTTAGAATTTTATAACCTCCATTTCGCAAAAGGTTTGCTTTACCTACTCCTTGACCGACGCGTATACCGTTATTTACCCAAAAAGCTTTATTAGCAGCGGTGACACCTACTTTAGCAGTATGTCCAGCAAATGAGCAACCCATTGTTACAATGGTAGCAACCCAAAGAAGTACATCAATAAGGTCTAATGCTAAACCTACTTTACTGTATCTAAGATCAAGAGAAAGCCCCATCAGTGAAACAATAACTCCGTTTGCTATATCGATACAATTATCACTCTTGAATACGTCGTGACCGTACAATCCCCGACCGAGTCTAACAATTGATGATCTTTTTGAAAGTTCAGCACCAACGTCAGCACAAAAGTTCCTTAATACTTCATCTTGAGTTTCACCATTAACTTGATATCGTCCATTATTAATTTCAAATATATATTGTCCTAAAATTTCAAATGTATCTTTAATTGCTTCATAATAACTTGGTATAATACTATCGTGCTCAGAAAAAGCACTATATACATTGTGAAGCGTTATAGCTCGAAGTTCGTCATAACCAAAGAAATCTTCTTTTCTCCTATACGAAATTGCACTTGACGTCTTTTTCAAATCATAAATCTTAGCAAATTTTTGCTCCTCTTGTATATATTTCCCGACCAATCCACCTTTACCTTCGTTTGCGTGTTCCTTAAGTGGATCGCCATTACCCGCAAGTGTATTACCACCAAAGATACCAAAATTAAAACTAAGAACTAATGCTAAAAGTTTAGACTTATTCATAATAACCTCCATTTTTTTTTAGATTTACGACACTACTTTTCTACATAGTTAATATGATTACATTTTGTCCTCCATTACACAATCTGTTTGTGTACTTATACAATACTATCAATTTTTTTTACAATTGCCAAAATGTGGAAGCATTATCACTAACCAAAATTTTTCCCGTTTTTTTTAATATACATATGTATGAGTAAATTAAGAGCCGCATTATTACTCAATCTCTTTTGTCGATTGATTGCCGTGAATAACTCCCACGTTTTGGGATATACTGTCAATAGATACCTTTTAGTTTTTCTCTGTTCAATTGACTTATCAACACGGACTTTTTTATCAGGATCATATTTTAGTACGCTACCTATCATTTTATTTTCATATTCTTGTTTCGCCATTTCTTATCTCCTCCAATAATTCATTCACAAAATTTTCGTAATCTATATATGCAATACACGACTTTGAATATTTATCCAATGGTACCATAAATTCTGTAAGAGCTTCCTTGCATGTAACTGATTCTCGTATGTCGTTTTTGAAACGAATACACCCTATTTTTTCTGCTATTTCATCACTAGCTTTCCTGACACGATCTGCAATTTTTGTACGTCGTTTCGATTTTACAATTAAAATCCCTAATATCTTCAATTCTTTATTCAGAAAATGCTTTATTTCATTAATAACATCCACCAAATCCATTATTCCATATATTGACCACCCTGATTCATCTACTGGCATTACAATATAATCACATGCAACTAATACATTTCTAAGTACTAATGATATTTGGGGCGGAGTATCAATTATAATAAAGTCGTAATTATTTCTAATTGATTCTATTGAGTATTTAAGATGCAAAAATCGCTTCGAATCATCTGCAACTTTAATATCAACATTTTTTAAAAGCTTGTCTGACGGTATGATATCTCCCATTTTAGTCTGTTGAATACATTCATTAGCGTTTTCATCATTGCACAAAATATCCATCATTGTAGCTCTATTATCAATTTGTGCATCATAAAAATATGTTGAATTGCATTGAGCATCTGTATCAATTAATAGCACTTTATATCCTCGAGCTGTCAAACTTTGAACCAAACATATTGATGTAGTTGTTTTAGCACATCCACCTTTTTGATTCGCAAGGCATATTACTTTTGACATTTTATCACCTCCAATATGAATATATACTTTAGATATCTAAAGTATATGTATTATATATATCATTTGAAAAAACTTTGTCAACAGTTGATTGAATGGATAAAATGCATCACGATTCTAGTTACATATTCATCTATTCTAAAAAAGCCTATTATCTGCCCTAGAATGATTCCAATTATAATGTACTTTATATATTCTTCATATTCTGTCATATTTTCACCTGTATACCTATTTATTTGTATATTTCGCTCCTATGCCCAATAGACAAAGCAAGAATAATCAGTCTATTGTCTTCTATTGAGCAGATAAGGCGATAATCTCCTATACGATATCTCCATTGTCCGCTACGATTAGCGGTCAATCCTTTCCCTTGTGCTCTGGGATTTTCACAGTCTACAAGATTCTTATTAATCCATGCCCTGATAATCTTTTGTGTATATTTATCCAATTTGCGAAACTCTTTTTTAAATTGATCAGCATATTCCACCTTATACATCTTCATCCAGCTCCCGCCAAAGATCTTGTATTGGATATGATTTGCACCCACTATCAATATATTCTTTATAAGCTGATTCGGCAGCAGCGATGTCATATTCGTCTTCTATTTTTTCAAATAATGCTCTCTTAAAGGCTTCGGCTAAAGAATAAGAATGAATTTTAGCGTAGCTTTCAGCAAGTCGACGTTCCTCTTGTGTTAACCTGATAGAAAAAGCCATAAAAAAACACCTCCAATGTATTTCATTGTACTACATGCACCCAATTTCGTCAATTAATAAAAAACATCACACCAACTGACTATTGGTGTGATTTAGTTATCGTCAGACATAAGTTGTGAATAGTAAAGACAAGATATGCAATGATGTATTTGTATAATTGTAGAGGTTGTGGGACACCTTATCATTTCGCTATAATGCCTTGTACGACAACACTGGAGATGATATAATATAGACACATTTTTTTCAACCATACATCAAATTAATGGCTAAATTAACACTAACATTAAAGAAAATAGACAAAATAAGTGACAAAATTAGACATAATCTAGCACGTATGATTGTTAGAGATAGTTCAGAATATACTCCTTATAAAACAGGCGCTTTGGAACGAAGCGCAAGTATATCGAACGATTCTAGAAATATATCATATAGTGTGCCTTATGCTAAATATCAATGGTATGGAAAGCTAATGTTAGGCGTCACAAGCCACTCTGCATGGGCGCGCAGAGGAGAGCGAAAGTATGCAACTAGCAAAAGACTTAATTATAATAGGTCGATCCATAGTAAAGCAGGTCCTGAATGGGTAAGAAGAAGTATAAAAGACAATTTGCCAAAATGGAAAAATGAATTGCAAGAGAAGATAAAGAGAGGGAGTTTATAATGAATTCACACTTGGGTAAAATAATATATAATACTATACAAATCATTAATCGATTCCCGAATATGCCTACAGAAATAATTGAAAACGGTGGAATTGAAATAGGTGCTAGTGATAGTAGAAAGACTAGCTTATCATTTAAGCCTATAAGTTCTAATTTTAATCATAATATTTGTGGGGGATGGACACTTTATTATAAATTTGACTTAATTTATCAATGTGCTAGTTTGACTAACGATGATAGAGTGAATGCAATAGACTTTTTATCTTCACTTACACATTGGTTAGTAGGACACTCTACATATAATGGGGTTAATATAAAAGATTTTCTTCCTGTAAACTTTGAAGGTGGCTCGTTAGATCAGTTTGTAATTGATGGCGATGTAACATTATTAAACCGAGAAGTAAATGGGATAGAGACTTTTCATTCAAGTTTGCAGTCCTTATCTTCTTTGCAATTTGAGAGTGTTATATGAAATTTTACGAATCAATAAAAATAAAAATAGATAGCGAAAATTATAAAATAATCGCCGAAGAAGCGGCAAAAAATAGCCAATCTATAAGTCATATAGTAGAAAATATGTTAATTAATTATATATCAGAGAAGAAAGAGAAACATGTTCGAGAACTTTACTCTAAAACAACGTAAATTCATATATGACATTATTAAAGGAAATACAAAAAGAATAAATATTCTTGAAGGCTCTGTCAGAAGCGGGAAAACATATGTAAGTTTAATCGCTTGGATAATTTTATTGTCACAGTTACCACAAGATCATAACTATTTAATGGTCGGCAAGACATTGACATCACTAAAAAGGAACTGCTTATCTATATTAGAAGGTATATGCCCAACTGATTCATTTGAATATTCAACCATAAAGAAAGAAGCAAAAATATTTGGGCGAAGAGTGTTTCTTGAAGGTGTAAATGATACACGAGCAGAACATAAAATACGTGGTATGACACTTCAAGCAACATATTGTGATGAAATAACATTATTTACTGAAGACTTCTTCTCTATGCTATTGTCTCGATTGTCACTTCAAGGCTCATTATTGTTAGGAACAACTAACCCAGATGCCCCAACTCACTGGTTAATGAAAAAGTTCATTTCACGTGAGGGAGAAATAAGTCTAAAAACGTGGAAATTCCTTTTAGACGATAATAACACAATAGATAAATCAATCAGAGATGAAATGAAAAAGGAATATACTGGTGTCTTTTATGAACGTTTTATCCTTGGAAACTGGGTACAAGCTGAGGGAATAATCTATGATAATTTCGCAAATTATACTAGTAAATATTTAGCTTCTAAAATAAGACTAAATGATATAGATTTGGTTAATATCGGTGTTGACTACGGTGCTAGTAAAAGTAAGACCGCAGCTGTTGCGTGTGCTTTTACAAATGAATTTAAAAATCTAGTTGTGCTTGATGAAGTGCAATTCGATGGTGTCAATAATCCTGAAATTTTGTATTTTAAATTAGGTGAATTTTACAATAGAGTGCACAAGAGATATGGAATTATCGGTGGAATATATGCTGATTGGGGAGGATTAGGGCAAATTATCACAAAAGGGTTGAAGATATATCTAAATAAGAACTGTGAAAATGCAAAAGTATTCGACTGTAAAAAGACTAGAATAATAGATCGGATACAGATTCTTAATAGATTAATTGGCGCTAATAGATTTAAAGTGTTTGCTAATTGTATAAATGTAATAGAAGCACTAAAAACCGCAATTTGGGATCCTAAACAAGATGATACACGTCTTGATGATGGAACAACAAATATAGATATATTGGACGCTTTAGAATATGCATATACACCACAGATTACAAACTTGAATACTAGATTGAATGAAACTAAGTTTGAAAATAAAAGGTTGCCTATTATTTAGTTGTTTGAAATTGTAAATCTTTAATATCACACAATTAATTGCAAAATAGATACATTTGCACTATAATAAAACATATTAATATGATAAATATGGAGTTGTTTATGTCTCAATCTACTATTTCAGCACGCATTGATAGTAATGATAAACAAGCATTCGATGCTTTCTGCAATAACGTAGGCCTAAGTTCTTCTTCCGCAATTAATCTATTTATTAAAACTGTAATTCGTGAAAATAGAATTCCTTTCCCAATCATAAATGATGTGTTTTATTCGGAAAGTAATGTGAATTTTCTAAAAGAAGGAATTAAAGCCCTTAACAATGGCGAAGGTGTCCCTCACGATCTAATCGAGGAAAATTAATGAACAAAATCTGGTTCGAAAAAGCGTGGGAAGATTATATTTATTGGCAGTCGCAAGATAAGAAAACTCTCAAACGAATTAATCAATTGATCAGAGACACAGAAAGAAACCCATTTCACGGTATAGGAAAGCCAGAGGCTTTAAGAGGAGAATTGTCAGGTTTTTGGAGTAGAAGAATTGATAATATCAATCGACTTGTGTATCGAATAAATGGTGATACACTTGAAATCTTGTCCTGTAAAGGACACTACAAATAAGTTTGAGCTCAATGCAAAAAAAATATTGTTTGCCGCATAAACTGTTGACAAACATTTTTTGGTGTTATATGCTAATAATGGATAAGTCTATATATATATATAATACCCTTGGTGTGGCGATTAGCCATTTTAAGACACCGGGGGTATTGCAATATTAGGGGGGTATACCCCCCTTCGGCACTTTCCTATATCGAATGCTTATACGCTTGTATGTGACAATTTATCACTAAAAATAATTGTTTTTTATATGTTAAACTATTGACAAAAACTGATAATTATGATATGATTTTAGCATACTAAAGAGTGAGGTGATAGATAAGATATAATCTTTTTAAATTAGAATAGTTGACACTTTTATATTTTATATTTTTGGAGGTTATTTATTATGACAAACAATGAAACGATGGCAAATGGTAATATGGCAGACGATAAAATTATTAAAGAGCTTGAATTTGGGATTGTTGATTTAGATGATCCAAAAAACAATGATATTAAGTCTTATGTTGATGGTGATAATGATGAAATGCGCTGGAATTGTTTAATTGGTAACGATTGGGTGATTTACTCCAATGGTTATGAATATGAAAAAAAACCTGTATTTATCAAAAACGGCGTAAGAATAATAGAATGGATTTGGCGTCACTTTAGTGTTTTTTCTCCTAGTGGGTTCCTTGGGATACCATACGATTTGCACAACTCTATAAGATTTAAACACAGAAGCGGCGTAGTATCTGCGGACGTTCCGGGGGTACATCTCGATATACTATCTAATCTAGAGTATCAAGATTTTATAAATTATGCTTTTTTAGACGGTAAAATTTGGGCTGCAGATAGTCACTTTAGAAGGTGGCATAAAATCTCTTTTAGGTCAATTCCATATTTTACACAATGTTTTAGTTTCATACAAGATGTCTGGGTTGTTAAAAATAATGATATTAAATTGATCGATTTTGTATCTGTATTTTATTGTCTTTATCTTAGATTTAAGTATCGAAAACGTACTGCTGATTTGGGAATTGCTAGGCTTAAAGAAACTAGGGGGTTTTATTATGGTGAACAGTAATGGAACAACACATAATATACCTTTTGAATGTACAATAAAACGTGGGAATTTTTGTTTAGATGTTACTCGTCTTAGACTCATCACTGAAGGCTATTTATCGGTTGTACCGTCGTTAATTGTTCTTACAGCTCCTACTGATATGTTATTTTTTGCAATTGTAAAAAATGGCTTAAGAGACCAGATCCCAAAATTTTCAACTGGGCAACTTTTTTCCACTGGATTTTCTTTATGGTGTTATGGTAACAGTACGCTTTTGGGATGTCAGTGTGTTAATGAAATCGATTTAATCAGCAAACATGATAAATTATATGATTTTCTAGTAAGTAAGAGGGCTATATATGATCATCAACGATAAAAAAATACAGATTGCACGCTTATTCGTGCGTCTGTACTTAAACAAAATTGATGTTAGTGATCCTTTATTGTGGATCAACAATGGTACATCTTTTCATATTTTTAATGGTGAATCAGGCAGTTTTGATAAACTACCACCTTTAGATATTGGATTTGATATCTATGATATTTTAGATCCAAATATTGAAAAGTTTTTCGATAATCACTTATTTGACTCTTTTAAAAAAGGCATCACTATCGTAAGAGCATTTACTGGTGAGAATTATAACGTTTTAATTGCTTCATTTTCAGTTTCTAAGACGTTTTTCCTTGAGTCAATTTCTTATTTTTTAGGTGATTTGTTTAAAATTTTATAGTTTATGATAGGCTATTTTAATAATAAAAAAAGAAAAAAAGGTTAGATTTTGAAAACAAGAAAGGAGGATTTAAAAATGGATTATTTTGATATACAATACTTAAAAGAACTAAAGGAGATGGAAGAAATTGAAAGCAAGGCGCAGAGTAGAGTTGAAAATCGGCGAAGAACAAGCAAGAAAGTTGAGAACACACATAAACAGGAAAGGAATCTCACAAAGTTTATACGTCGGCTTGATAATATCTAAGTACGTGTATGATAGTAACGTCAGGTTAAAATGCAGGAGACATTTATGGATAAATCAGCAGGAATTAATAGGTGATAAAAAGCACAATATGGTGTTCACCTTACCAACAGAATTAAGGAACGAGGCAAAAGAAATAGCAACTAATTTAGGGATAAAATTTACCACACTAGTCTTAAAATTAATAATGATAGAGTTTTGTGGGAAAGTAGATTTTAAAATTTAAAGGAGATAGAAATATGAATATTTATGAAAAAATAACAAACATAACACTTGATTTCCAAAAGAAAAAAGTAAAAAAGAGTGGTAAGAATAAATATGCAGGGTATCAATATTTTGAGCTTGGCGATATAGTACCACCATTAAATGAATTAATGGCAAAATACAAAGTAACGATGAAAATTATATACGAGAGAGAACAAGCGCAAATGGATTTAATAAACTCAGAGAAACCAGAGGATCGTATATCTTATTTTTGTCCAATGGCAGATGTAAGTTTAAAAGGTGCACATGCAATACAAAACTTAGGAGCACAACAGACTTATATAAGGAGATATTTTTTAATGACAGCGTTTAATATAGTCGAGAATGATTATTATGACGCGATACAAGGGAAAGAAGAAGAAGAAAAGAAGGAATTAATAAAAGAGATCAACCAAATATGTCGTGAAAAAATCAAAAATGGGAAAAGCAGTGAAGATATAATTAAAGAAACACCAGAGATAAAAACATTGAAGATGCTAAATATAACAGACTTAAAGAGATTAAAAGAAAGGGTAGGGGGTTAAACCCCCTTAAATTTTTAAATGAGAGATACAATAATTAAAACGTTCAACAAAAAAATTAAAAATATCAGATTATCGACGTTACTGTACGATTTATTAGAAGAACAAATAGAGAACGAAAAAAGAACAAAAAAGAAATATGTAAGTCGAAAGGTTAGGAATGAAACAGAGGAAGAAATGGAGAAATTGAGTGAATTTATAAGAAGTAAGTTTGAGGGTGGGAATCTAAAATTTTTGGTTAAAATAGACAAATTGGTAAATTTCTACAACGAGTGTGAAAATTACGGTGAGGAGCAGTTAAGATGGAAAATTTTATAAAAAATTTTGAAAAATTTACGAAGAACAAAAAAAAACTCGAATTATGCGAAAAAAACGAGGTCGAAAAAGAGAAAAGAAAAGAACCAAAAGAAAAGAGAAAATCACAAGTTAAAAATCTAACTTGGGATAGTAATATACGAGAGTCTAGATTTATATTAATTATATTATTATATAAATACTTAGTCTCTAGATTACTTAGAGACTTAAAAGAAAAAGAAGAAACTAAAGAAAGAAAAAATAAAAAGAAAGAAAACAAAGAAGAAAAAGAAATTTTTGGCGAAATCGAAAACTTTACACAAAATGTGAAATCAAGGGAATTGCTTATTGATTTTGTAAGGCTTAGAAGGCGAATGAAGAAACCCTTGACGATGATATCTCTCAAGTACAACCTCCGGAAATTAAGCAAATTATCAAGAAATGACCATGAAATGCAGCTTATTGTTTCACAAACTCTCGAAAATGGATGGCGTTCTTTTTTTGAAACTTCGGAACTAAAAAACTACCGAAAAAAGCGAAAAAATGATTTTTCAGATTTTTCATTTCACATCGAATAGCATTTACGCTCATTCTAATGGCTCAAATTTCAATTTTTTGGCGTTCCTGGTAACTTTACTCATCCAACACTAAAAACATCAAAATTTAGGGGGTTAAAATGATTTCTGAATTTACAAAAAAAATTCTTTGCTTGCTCAACAACAAGGCAAGTTCAAATTTCAACCTTGAAACAACGTTCGTAAACGATCAAGGACTCATGGTCTGTAATTCTTGCAAGAAACCTATTCAAACATTGATCCCTGACGTGAATTTAAAGCTTTTTGTCCCTTGCGATTGTCTTGTTTCTTCTTGGGAAAATTCTAAGCGTTTGCAAGAAAATAAAGACTCTAACAATTTCAAAAATGATATGATTAAAAATGCTTTCCACGATCCAACGCTACGGTCCGTAACTTTCGAATCCGTAAAAAACCTTTCAGCCCCTCAATTGGACATTAAGTCTTATGCAGACAATTTTGTTGAATTTAAACAAAAAGGTGTCGGTAAACTCATTTTTGGCGATATTGGATCTGGTAAATCTTTCGCCGCTATTTCTCTTGCTAATCGTTTAATTGATTGTGGCTTCTCTGTTAAATATTCTTCTCTTTCTCGTTTATATCGCTCCTTTGATAGTTCTAATTTTAATTCTCTTCTTGATTATTTGAAATCTTTTGATCTTTTAATCATTGATGATTTTTTAGACGGGTCTGAAACTTCTGGGTTTCTTTCTGCAGTCCATCAAATAATTAATTCTCGTGTTGAAGCTTCTCTCCCCATCGTTATTGTTACTAATTTATTGATGTCTCATATGAAAAATCATACTAATATACCGTCCGCACAAATATTTTCTAAACTTTTTAAAGTTTGTTTGCCTTCTAAATTTTCTAAGTTTTAAAATTGAGGTTTTTATGGAAACAATTAAAATGACTAAATTTCTTTCTTCACTTAAAGCACAACTTGCGGATTTGAATTCTCGTAATCCTGAAAATAATTCTAAGGTTGGATTCGGTTTTACTGATTTTCTTTCTCCTGATGATGAAATAAAGATTATTTCCGATATCTTAAAAGTTATTAATTCCTCTGGTTCTTTCAAAGAATATGAAAGCGCTTATAAATTGCTCTCTAAACTCAATCCGAATTTGAAAGCTGATTATAAACGTCTTAAACGTATACCAAATATTCAAAAAAGCATTATTGCTGATACTAATAGGCTAAAACAAAACATTGATACTATCTTGCTATCGTGTCAACAACTCTCCGCTATTTCTCATACTATTGATTTTCACTCTTGACTTTCTTTTTCAAATGGATAGAATAATAGCAGTAAGGGCTTTTTGCACTAGTCTTTATGAATGATTGTAATGTTTATTTTTGAATTAGCAGCCTTGATATTTATTTCTGGCTGTTTTTTCTTTTTCAACAAACTAACAAGCCATTTCATTAGACTAGCAATTATCTTCACTTTACCACCCCCAAACGATCACAAATTTAAAATTCGTCTCGTTGGTGCAATATCATAAAGACTCGCCCTTACCGCCGATATAATTATACAATCTTGACTTCATTTTTCAATTAGGTAAAATAAAAGCGTAGTCCATTGCGGGCTCATTATATTTTACTTATAATGTTTCCCACGTTTGCGGCGTGGGTGTTTTTTGATAATCAGAAGTTTTTAGAAATAAAGAAAAATGCATTTAGTGCCGCTTCTGCACCATCACTACACGCGGTGACTATTTGTTTTATATCTTTGCTTACACAATCCCCGGCTACGAATACACCCGGAATTTTGGTGTCATAATCAAAAAATCCTAAATCATTTTTCGGTATTCCTAAATTAAACCCTATTGAGGGCTCTTGCCCTATTTTTACATATATTCCCTGACAATCAATTGTTGTTTCATTTCCAAATTGACTTACTATTATGTTTTTTATTTTATTTCCTTCTTGAGTAATTGCTTTTAATGATGAATTATAGTGTATAAATACATTTGATAAACATCGCACTTCGTCAACGAGAATTGTACTTGCTCTTGCTTCTGCTTTTCTAATTAAAATATGTACATTTTTGCAAATATTCGAAAGATAAATAGCACATGTAAAAGCACTATCACCACCACCAATTACCACAATATCTTGATCTTTTACCATACCACCATCGCATACCTCGCAATGCCATATACCAGATATATTTTCATCTTCAATTTTTAGTCTTTTATCCTTAGAACCTGTCGCTATAATTATAGATTTCGCTTTATATTCTTTTCTATCTCCATAAATTGTTTTTATTTGTGTGTCTAAATCAATCTTAGATATTAAATCATATGACACAACATTAGTAGGTATTTGTCTAATTATGTCTGATGCTAATTTAAATCCGGAAATTTCTTGATATCCAGGATAATTGTTAATTTTTGGAATTGAATTTAATTTCCCACCTAGCATTTCCCTTTCAATAACAACAAATGTTAATCCCGCACGCATTGCATATATCGCCGCAGTTAGTCCTGCACATCCGCCTCCTACAATGACTAAATCATATACCATAACAAATCTCCTTATATACAATATATATATTATTTATATCTAAAGTATATCTTGCTCACCATCTTGGATCTCTTTTATCGCTGAAATTAGCTTCATAAACGTTTGATCTCCTTTTTTTGCTTGTTGTGAAATTACACCATTCTGAAGATCAAGGAAAAAACGTAAAATCTCGACATCCCCCTTTGCTATCCCTTTTAGCATAACTGAAAGTGTAAGCGCAAATATGAGAGTTTGATTTTTATCTTCATATCCAACAATTTGTACCTCTTTTGCTATATTTGAAATCTCACTTAGACTAGGTGGTACTTTAGCATTCATTATGTCTTCTGCAACTTCTGTTATTTGTAATCGTCTCTGTTTTGTTATTATTTCAACGTCTTTTGCTTTTCTTGGCATTCTTTTCCCTACGATTATCTAATACTACTACTGACAGAAGCGCATATCCTGCTAAGTCCATTAAACTATCATCTATTTGTTCTTCTAAACAATGAGGTTTGTGCCCTTTAATTATATTCGTTATCCTTCGCAATTTGTGCTCTAAAGTAATCGGAATTGTTATTAATCCGTATTCTTTTACTGTCTTTTCAAAACTATTGTCATAATCTTTATTCTTACTTTTTAGGATACCTTTTAAAAAATCACACGCTAGTTCGAGTTTTTCACCGTTGTTTTTAGATTTCATATTTATCCTCCAAATAACTTTTTATTGTCCGTATAGCTTCATCAGCACCATAACAAACTTTTGCCATATATCCATTGTTTCTGACATAATCTATAAACTCATCTTGCAACTGGCTTGTTTTATTTGCCCCTACTTTTAATTCAATAAACAACCCGTGAAACATGGAATTTGGAATCGGTAAAAACATGTCGCTTACTCCCGCTTTTACCCCTTGCAGCTTTAACCTCGTCGCCTCTCTTATATCCCTACTTCCACCATTTGGAATCGCAAATAACCATCTTAGCTTATTATTATATTTAGCATAATTAAAAATTTTTATTTGCTCCTGTGCTTCGCTTAGTTTACCCCTATTAATCATCAATTTTCCCTCTGACCTGTATTTTTTGTGCTTTTTTAAAACAGCGATAACACAGTGGAATATATTTATTTTTATCTAGAAACATTTTTTCGTTGTTAATATCGAGCCTGAAATTATACTGTGCTTTTTTTTCACATTTAGCACACATACACGGGACTTCACGGATACTGTCCGCTGATTCTATTATTCTTTTTGTCCCATCAAACATTTCTCCTGTAAAATCGCTCATCAATCCAAAACAAAAAACCATTACATTATGATATATAGACAGTTCTTTTAGTGTATTTATCGCTATATTAGATAAAAACTGTGCCTCATCAATAATTATTACTGAATTATCCTCAATAAATTGTAAATGATTATCTCCTAGTAATTCATTGCTCACACCAATTGATAACCCATTTCTGCTTTCAATTTTTACCTCATATGGAAGTGCAGATGGCACATATACATATGTCTTTTTATTCCTTTCTTTGAACTCATATGCCTTGTTAATTGCTATAGATGTTTTCCCCGCTCCCATTGTTCCGTAATAAAAATAAAATTTCCCCATTTAGCCTCCAAAAAAGTGTTGATTTTTTTGACAATATATGCTACAATTTGCAGACATTGTATAAAAAGGTGCTGGATATGGTTACTTTGTGTGATGTTAAAACACAAAAAAAGTTTCAATTCAAACTTAAATATAATTTTTTGTGTTACGTTATATCATTTCTCGATGATTCACCACATAAGAAATTTAAATATGCTCACTATCAAAATCTTATATATAAAGCGGCTTTAGGTGTTAGTGCATCTAAATTAAAAGCAAAACATAACGCAAAAAAATCTCTTGCTATATATACTATTTTAAACAATGATGAATTAGAAAAATGTTCAATTATTTCAAATATAGTTTCTAGATTAATTCTAAATGGCAATAGTTATGAATACATAAAAAAGGTGGTTTTATTATGAACTCAAAAACAAATGAAAAACGTTTAATAGAAAGAATACTTGTATTAGTTGGTCGGAAAACTGAAGATTCTGATAGTATATGCCTGATTTATGATTTATTGCGTAATTGGTTTGATGAACACCCCACTGTGATCGATTCGTTCAATATCAGTAGATTAAATTCAAATTTCAGATTTGCATGTCTATTATCCGCTATTTCGATTTACGAGAATTTGCCGAGTGATTTTTTTAAGTTCTTTGTACCTGATTCGGTTTCTAAAATATGCGACTTTATTTTTTCGTACATCGATCCTGAAACTCTTGCTGCCTAAAACGGAAGATCGGCGGTGTCTTCAGCAGAAAAACTTGTTTGTTCTGATTTTTGCGTATCCGACTTTGTGTTGGAATTGCAGAAGAATACATTGCTAGCTATCAGCTCAATTTTTTTATCGTTGTCACGAAGATCACCTTCTATCAAAATCATATCGCCTTTTTTAAAGTATTTACTTATGAATTCGGCGGTTTTGCTGAATGACGTCACATTAAAGAAATAGGTCTTTTTGTTCCCAGCGCCATCTTTAAACGAACTTGTCCATGCTACCCTAAAATTTATATATGAAAGGTCCTTTGAATTTTGTAGTTTTGGTTCAAATACAATCCTGCCTTGTAAAATAAATCTATTAAGCATTAGTCGCCTCTTGCAATATTTTATCAAATTTTGTCATTCGCTCTTGCACTCTGTTTTTATATCTATTTTTTAGCGCAAACTCTCGTTTCATTTTTCGGATTGCTAATTGATCTTCTTTACTATATTTCTTTATTTCCTGACTTGTCATTCTACGTAAATCGACAATTCGTCTAAATGCTGTTTTATCAAGATCATTGAATAATGGCAAAAACTCAAAAAAATGCATATTTGATTTATTCAAATTGATTCCATATTTCATCATGAATGCACTGTATATTCGGTTTCTGTCTTCAAAAAATGAAAACAATAATTCGCTTACTTCATTCTCTTTATTACATTGCACATCACCACAATTCAAAAACCAATTTAGTCCCTTTAGGGCTGTTTCTGTTGGTGGGATCCCCTTACCATATAAAATTCTAAGACTAGTAAATATTCGTTCTTCTTCACCATCTTCATTATCTTCGAATTCACCATCAATTAAACACTCAGATATTAATATCCCTGTTCTAAAATTATAGTTAATCAGATATCCTTCATATTCATAAGGCAAATCATCAATAATAATGTTCATGTCGACTTTCTGATTTTTCTAGTCAAATATTTTTTCCCAAACTTGCTATTTATAGTTTCTTCTAGTTTTGTTTGATATGCATTTACGTATTTGCTCACTATATCCATTATCTCTATATAAAAATCAATTAATGCTGTTACCGTCGGCTTGTTTGTGCCAAATACTTTATATACTGTGTTTTCACCAAAAATTTTATCTATAGTTTGTGTTTGTTTATCACACATATCATTAAAATCTTCCATACTTTTACTAGCCAAATCGTCGCTTTTCAACATTTCATAAAATACATTAATAGTACCTTGTATATTTAATAGCATCTCTCTGTCACTAACATTGAGATATATACTATCTCCGTTGTCATTGACAACGATTTTCTTTATGTTTCTTATATAAATTGAATCTTTTTTTTCTTCTGCCATTTTACACCTCAACTTTTACGTCATCAAATATGCTCTGTATCCCTCTCGTATGTTTGTATACATTCGATATAGAACATTTTAATTGTGACGCAATTTCTTTAGCGGTATACCCATTAATAAAAGTTAACTCAAGTATTTGTTTTACAGAACATGGCGGGAGATTTTCTATTGTTTGTTTTATTATATCTATCATTCTGGTTTTACTCTGGATCTTAGTATCTATTTCTTGTATTTTGCCTTTTATTTCTTCTCTTTTTTCAATGAACTTGATAACTTCATCGTCATAGCTCATTTTCTTGCTGTGTTCTTTTGGAAGCTCTGACAGATGATAAGTATGAATAAGTGTATCTTCTATATCGTGATATTCCTGTTCTAGTTTTGTCTTCTTAATTATCAATCTCGATAGGCTTGAATTTAATTTCTCACATGATATTAAACCGTTAGATCTATGCATTAATGTGTTTTCCATTACTTAACCACCAAAAAAAATACTTATATGTGCACATTGTACGCTACACAATATAAAAAATCAACTCTTTTTATAAGCAAAAATATTTTTTTTGGTATTGATTTACCTATATTTTAGATGTAAATACTTGTAAATTCCCGTCAGTTGTTACAAAAACATCCGAATTACTTGTAATAAAATTCCCCCTTCTATTTTCTAGCACTTTAAACTTCTCTTGGTTATTAGTAACCAGGTATTCATTATTATTTGTCTTGAAATACCCACTTGGATAATTGTACCATTTATTATACATGAGCAATAATAAAGTCTCTATATCGTTGATTTTTGTGTAGTAATTTAATGGTACATCAGGCACATCAGGAGCATTAACTAAATCAAATCTTGTTAGTAAATTCTTAATTTGTAGAATTATCCTATTTGCATCTTGTTCTCCGAAAATATCAAGCATAGTCCAGTCTGTTTTGCTTGTTTCGTCTCTAACGGTCAATAGTTCATTAATATACGAGATATTGTTTTCAATCCTATTCATATCTGTAGCATTAAGGGCGCCTATCATACCATTTATCCATTCCTGCTGTTGCTCTATGTCTAGATTTTCATATCCTAATTCATCGTACATTTGTACTTTGTCAACATCTGCTCGAGTCCTATTATTAATTGGCGTTATCCATTCACTCATTTTTTTCCCTCTTTCATTAAAGTTGTCAAGTTTGTATAATGCTTTTGCGTGATCCGTAAAGTGCGGGTTTATTACTTCTTATCTAGCTTTTTTAGCTAGGAGATGAGGTGATAAACATGTTATTTAAAGTTATTAAAATCCTTTTTGATGTATTCAAATACATCTGGAAAATAAAAAACAATAAAAATAACAACCGCACCCTGAATGTGGTTGTTATTATAATCCACTTATAATAATAAACCCGTATAACGGTTCACGCATCTATTATACACCTTTCATTAAAGTTGTCAAGTTTGTATAATTACTATGCATGACTTGTCGTGGGTTCATCAACTTTTGACTACCCTCCGTTCGAGGAGAAAGTAGGTGATGAAATATGTTTAATATTTTACTCCTTATTCTGGATATAACTTTAAAAGTTATCCAAATTATAGAGAAAATAACAAAACTCCCACGATTGTGGCGTGGGAATCGGTATAAATAATTCTTTTTTACTGATGAACTCGCGAACGAGTCGTGCTTTTATTGTACCTTTTTGCAAAAAAATGTCAATATCCTTCCACAAAGCTATTCCCGACTCTTATTCTCTCTTGCGATATCTTAATATTCAACATTCTAATCAGCTCGGACATGTCTCCACTCGCTTCGAGATTTATTGTGGTAGGCGAATTATATCCTCCTTCGCTTAAAGCTTGTTTGAACGCTGATACCATGGTGCTTAGTGGCGCTTCGATGTTTGTTTGCCCTCTTGGCTGATCGTTAAGATATGCAAGGAACGGATCGCCACCGTTTAACACACTTCCTTGGGCTAACCCAGGGATTTTCCCCTTTAAAGCTGGAATAGGTTTTTGTTTTATAAAATTGTGAGCTGATGTCATAGCTAGACCGTCTAAAATATCTTTAATAAAATTCCAAATACCTTTAACCGTTAGATATATAGCTTCTACAACGTCAAGCACTCCTTTCAACATTACTCTTAGTATCTTCAAATTAGTCCATAATCCGAACCCAGCTAATTTTAATATTAGCGCTAAAACTTCAGATACATCTTTCAAAAAATCCGGATTATCTTTTAAATATTTTTGAAAATCTTTGAATATGTCGTTCAGAGCATCTCCTAATTTTGGGAATACATCATCTTTCCAATTTTTGAATTCATCTGATAAAGGCTTAAGCTTTTCTTGGATTTTTTCAATACTTTTCCCGAATGGTGTAAGATTTCCATCAGCATCTTTCAAATATTTGTTCATATCTTTGAATGCTAAGGATAACCCTACTCCTAATCCAACCGCTAACGATAACCAACCTGCTGGGCCAACCATAGAAGCGCCTATCCCTACAATGCTGCCTAATATAGACACAACTCGGTATACCGTGGCAGCTGTTGCAATCCCGATTATTGCGTCTTTTACTAAATTTAATTTTAATTTTAAATCATCCAATTTGTTATTATCAGTGTCAACCTTAAAATCGAGAGTTGGTAAATTCAAACCGTTAACTTCGCTTGTTATTTGTTCGCCAATATTATCATTCACTTTAAACTCTAATGGCTGGTCTTCTATTTGATTTATTGCTCTTGCAATCTGTTGTTCTACGGATTCGGTATCCGCTTTTATTTCTAAATTTGCTCCCCCATTATTAAGAATGTCTTTGCCATTTTTATCTTTCTTGAGTTCTTCCAACCCAAAAGGATCTTTCGCAAATCCACCTTTTTTGAATTTTAGCGTTTCTAATTTATCAAAACTTGCTAATAATTTATTGGTCTCTTTTGTTGCTTTTTTAGTGTTATCTTTTAATTTCTTAGTTTTTTTAGCTGGCTTTTCTAAATCAAACATTTCTTTTTTAGGGCTTGCTATTTTCATAAAGTTGCCAACTACTTTTTGCGCCTCACCTATCTCTTCGACAGGTTTTATGATTTCTCTACCAGCTAAATAGTTTATAAAACTTATAAGTCTATTTGAAAGCCATACCAAAGCACGACCTAAAGCTCGTATCCATGGTAATACAACTTGCCAAATAGGTGCAAAGGCTCTTATTAAATTTGCTTTGACTATCAATAATGATCTAGCGAGCTGAGTATCTCGTCTAATTAAATTGTATAGCGTGTCAGATAATCCCCTAAATCCGCGGCTTATTACGTTAAATACGAAGGCGTTTCTAAGTAAACGGAATATTCTTCGACTAAATTCATCTACGTGATTAGAAGCATTTGATGCACTTCTGGCTGCAGAAAAAAATGACCGGTTTAGTGTGCTCGCAACATTTTTGCCCGCACTTTCTAGACCTGATAATTTATCTTTTAATTTCCCAATCTTATTAGTTGTTTCCGATACGCCATTACTAGCTTGTTCGCTTTCTTTTAGAGAAGCGTTGAAATCTTTTTGCAACTTTTTTGAAATTATAAGGTCATTCGAATATTTACGTATCATTTCAGATAATTGTTGCATGCCTGATCTGTATATAGAGGCGCTTGAAGCATCAACCCCAATTTTTCTAAAAGCGTCGTTAAGCTTTGTAAGTGTGTTTTCTAGCTCTTTGATTTGCCCTTGCTCTATTTTGATTTCTATCTTCTTATTAGATAACGCAGTAGCCAAATCTTCAAACTCTTTTTTTACTTTGTTAGCGCCAATACCCTCTTGGTATTTTTCTTTTAGCTCAATCAATTTAAGACTTAATTCTTTGATATTATCTCTTGCTTCTTTAGTATCTGTATCTTTTTTTAATGAATCAGCAAATCTCTTTTGCAAATCTTTTAATTGTGATAAATCTTTAGTATAATTGGTGTTCAATTCGTTTAATAATGAAATTGCATCTTTATATATAGGTGCATCAGGACCTATACCAGCATTAGATAATGAATTGGTTAAATCTTTTATTATACTATTAAATTTAGTTATTTGACTTTGATCTACTTTAATTTCTATTTTTTTATTGGATATTTCAGACGCTAAATCGTTAAATTCTTTTTTTATATTTTTAAATGTAAGGCTTTTATTGTATTCTTCTTTGAACTTGTTGAAAAAACTAATTGTTTTTTCAATATCATCATTAAGACTTTTGAATTCATCTATTTTTTGATTTTCTTTGAATAAGTTTGACATCTCACGTCTTAATGATTTTATTTCTTCTTTACCTCTAATAGATGATTGTATTAATTCATTATACTTATTAATATGTCCTTGTAAATTTTGTGATAATTGGTCTTTAACCGCAACATTCAAAGGATCATCAATTAACTTTTGAAATTTTACCATCGTCTGTCCGAGTTTCTTAATTTCAGATTGGTCTACACCTATTCTTATTTTCTTTTGTGTATATTCATTAGCAAGTTTATCTAATTTTCCTTTTGCCTCTTTAGTATTAACATCCAACTCAAGTTCTAATTTGTCTTCTGGCATTTTTTTCTCCTATTTTTTTCTAACTGCTTCTTAATGATTACATCAGCGTTTTTTTGATAATAACTACGACCTGCTTTTGCTCTTTTTTCCATCATCTGCTTATATTTTTTATTATTTAACTTCTTACAAAAATACAGACGTCCTTTTTCCCCTGCCCATGTATAGTAAAAAGAGCTAGTATTTTTTCTATCAAAGAATCTAGAATATAGCTCTTTGAAATCAAGTTTGTTTTCCTTTTCCATTTAAACCTGCATATATATTATATATCTAAAGTATATATAATAGATATACTTTAGATATCCATAGTAAAAAAAAGTAACTCCTTACAATTAGTAAGGAGAAGTTCAAAATGAATATATGGCCCATAGTGTTATATGTAATACTTTGAAAAAACTTTGTCAAGATAATATATGGTGTTGGCACGACGTCCAGGCGGTTAGTAACTTTCCTTAAAAGGGAGGTGATAGTTTATGAATATAGATTTACTATTAATAGTTATACTGTTTATAATAATTTACAAGATCATAAATAAATAGCCGCTTCTTGTAGTGGAAGAAAGCGGTAATTAATTTCATTACTAAGGACTAACCGCTTAAGCGGTGTCGTGCTATTATTATACCTCTTTGATTAAACTTGTCAAGTTAGTATAATGACATTGGCACGACGTCCAGGCGGTTAGTCACTCTCCTGTTAAAGGAGGTGATATTATGTGTCTGAATGATATCTTTATTGTATCTCAGATCATTATTAACTCTTTGTTGATAATTAAAATCATAAAAGAATTAAAAAAAT